TACAAGGTGAACGTCAAGGGGACAAAGAATGTTGTCGATGCATGCGAGAACTTCGGTGTACGGCGGATAATCTTTGCATCAACAGGCATGGTCTACGGTAAGAATTCTGATTTGGAAGTATCGGAAGAAGCCGAAGTCGCGCCGATTTCGCTGTACGCCTTCACTAAGGCCGTAGGGGAAAGCCTTGTGCGTGCAAGCTCGCTTGAGCATATCATCTTTCGTATGTTCAACGTGGCCGGTCCAGGATTCACGCATAACCCGGCGCGGTATCTTATCCCCGTAGCACTGGCAGCGACGATAGAGAAGCCTTTGCGCCTGTTCACGGCACAGAATGACGTGCGTGACTATGTACATGTTGTTGATGTTGCTAAAGCCTATGTGAGGGCTATTGAAACGGTCGGATTGACCGAAACGATCAACCTTGGAACCGGCATACCTACGCCGCTTGGAAAAGTCCTTGCCATGATTTCCGGAGAAAGGGATTATCCCGTTCCGACAATCGTTGATCGAAATGCGCCAGGATTGAATAAGCAGGAAGGTGTCAATTTAACAGCGGATTCGACAAAGGCAAGAACTATTTTAGGATGGAGACCGGAAAAGAACCTTGGCGACATTATCCGTGATTCCGTTGTATGGTGGTCTTTGCATATCGGCAACAAAATGCCTAAAGGGGTATTGGAGTATTCGAAATGAAAATACCGATTCTGATTAAGGGAAATGACCCCTTCATTGCCAAGATCAAGGATGATATGAAGGTCGAAGAGAAAAGCGTTGTCGGGTATGAGGCAACAATCAAACTCGCTCCTGACAAATACAAGGACGTTTTGCAGGAAATCCTTGACGATGAAAAAGACCACATCGAAAAATTGAACAAGATATTGGAGGACAAATGATAAAGCAAAATCGCAAGCCCGAACCGGTCAAGGAAGAGACGAAAGCCGAACCGGTCAAGGAAGTCAAAGCGGTCGATTCCATGCCGGACGGCGTGACAAACGGAATGGCATATTCGAATGAGTCAGTTTTTTTCAGTCCCTATTCAATGGGTTAAATCCAAATGAGAACCGAACAGGATTACGATACGAAAGTGCTTGAAGCCGATTCGAAGAAGCAGGGCTACAAAACGAAGGTAAAAAAGCCTTCCGAAAAAAAGGAGAATGGCAATGCCGCAAAAAATCCTTCATAAGCTCATGGGAAGCGAAATGCTTTCCGCTGACCCGAAAACGCTGACTGTCGAGCACTTCATATCAACGGAGAAGCAGGACGAAGACGGCGACATCATGGACCCGGAGTCAATGACGCAGCGGGGTAAGGTTGTCGTCCTACAACAGCATGGTAAAGACCCGAAGCAGGGCAACGAGCCGATTGCAAAGAACCTCGGAATACGCCCAGGCGTTCACCCGAAGAGCGGCAACCGGGGATTGATTGCCAAGACGCAGTTCTATGACGGTTCACACCTAACGCCGCCTGACAATACCGGCAAGCGCCTGTATGAGAAATCGACGCAAGGCTTTATGCCGAACTGGTCAATAGGCTGGCTTCCCGGTGATAACAAGGGTGATAACAACCCGGTCAAGGGCGGCATACTACGAAAGAATTGGCGATTGCACGAGTATAGCCTTGTCGGAGTGGGCATGAACGACGAAGCGACATGCGCCGATGAGTATAAGTGCAAATCGTTCGGCATGACAAAAGATGAATTCGACAACGCTTTTCCGAGTGGCCGCTTGTTCACAGTTCGCCTTGAAGGAAAAGACGTGGAATTCCCTGATTTCAGGATTGACCTCGTTGACGGCAAGCTGAAAATACAGGAAAAGGATGCGCTCGGATTCTATGGAGAAAAGGACTTTCTTGACAGTACTGAAGAAGTCAAATTCGCCGTGGGCGCTGAAATGGTTTGCATTGGCGGGCAATGCGAACTTGTTGGAGAAGGTAAGCCTTTTCCGAATGAACATTCATGCCGTCTTTTACAGCCAGTCAAGGACGCTTCGACACGCCGCAAGAATAGTGCGCAAAAGCATGAAGGCAAGTCCTATGACGTGATTTACCAGAAACAGAACGGGAAATGGGTTCAACAGGCATACAGATACAGCAAGGACTCGTGGACTTCAGAACAAGCCGCCGCTCACTGCAAAAGCCATGATGGATCGTTTACAGGCGCGAAGGCGATGCAAAAAGAAATGCCGACCGAGGCAAAGATTGCCCACAAGGTCATGCACATGGCACACAAAGACATGATCGAAAAGATGAAGAAAGCCGCATGCATGAAGACTGAAGGCAATACTTCCTCAATGGAAGATATGGGTAATGATGCGCTGAATGAATACCGTGGACTCGTCGAGGACCACGTTGAAAAGTACATCAAAGCGGTCCAGGCGAATAATGCCAATCCCGAATTCGACGAGGATGACCACGGCGTTGGCAAAGGTTTCGAGCATGCTCGCGTCAAGGTTCATCACGATGCTCTGAAAACCGTCCACGCTGCTTTCATCAAAGAGATTCACGCATGCAAGGACAAGGCCGATTTGAATTCCCGCATTGCCGCAAAGGAATTGCTTGACCAGCATCACAAAGAAGCGTTGCCGCATGCAGTGAAATTTATGACGGCATATGGTGAGGTGAACCGGGAAAAAGAACTTCCGAAAAAGACTTTTTCCAAATCCATCGAGGATATCACGGCGTGCCGGATCGCATACAGTTCGCTTCAGGTTCTCATCGACGGAATGTTCCAAGAAGCGTGTTCCTTTTGCTGGGGTCCTCAGAACAATCCGAAGCTTTCTATCCCCAGCGGCGATGTGGCGCGTACCGTGCTTGAGGAGTTCATCGAACTTGCCATTCCATACCTTTCCGCGTGGGTCGACGAAATGCGGCCGGAAGAAGACGAAGCCAAAGAAGGTGAACCGCAAAGCGAAATTGCGTCGCTCAAGGACGTGCAGGAAATTCTCAAAAGGAAAGACCGTGTTGAGGTAAGCGTGGATCTTAAAGGTATGGAGGAGATCATTCATGCGCAGGTCAAGGCATACACCGGCATTGTGCCGACAAAAGAACAAATCGAACTTCAGGTAAAATCATTGTTTGATAAATTCCGTTTAACTTTCCCTTCGGGCGACAGGAGAACGAAAACGTCGGACGATGACATTTACAAGAAGGCATTAGAGGGCGTATCATTCAAAATAGGAACAAAATAATATGGAACTCAAGGAATTCCAGGAAACCCTGACAAAGTGGCAGGGTGATATCCAGACTCAGGTCAACACGCTGCTCAAAGAGTCCGGCGACAAAGCCGATGGAGCGCGCAAAGTTCTGGAAACGGAACTCGACACCGTAAAGAAAACGCTAAACAGCGTCAACGAACAGCTCAAGACCATTTCGGCTCGGCATGTTCCTGGCCTCAAAGACGAGCTCGTCAAAAGCCCGTTCGACTTCGGCATGCTGGCCAAAGCCATGTGCAATATCAAGTACGATATGCCGGGCGATCCGTGGGCGGAAGCCGGTCCTGAAAAAGAGATGATGGACCAGTCCATGAAAATCAGGGGCAAGGCTAACGAAGCCACGTCCGGCGCGGGCGGTGGATACCTGATTCCCGATGAAGTGACTAACAATTTCATCGACATGATCGTACAGAACATGCCCCTTGCTGATCTTGGCATGAATATTGTCAAAGGTCTTGTCGGAGAACTTCCGATTCCGCGCAAAACAGCGCGTACCGCCGGATACATGGTCGGCGAGAATGGCAAACCGCCGGAAAGCGCCGTAACGTACGGGGAAATCACCCTTCGACCGAAAAAGGCAGCGGCGTTCAGCAAGCAGTCGAATCGCCTGATCTATCAGAGCCGTGGGGTTTCTGACAAGATCATACGCGATGACCTCCAGTACATCCTGCGGCGCACGATGGAGCAACAGGCAATGACCGGAACAGGATCGGGCAAGCAGGCCAAGGGCCTGTACCAGTTCACGAGCGGTATGACTCCTTCGAGTGTTGCCCTTGCCGGAACGGGTACGGCATTGACGACAGGGGGCGGGCGCTTCAAGATCGATGATGCCAACCTGATGATGGATGACATCGAAAGTGCCGATGAAGCTTCAACACCGGGCGCAAAGATGGGCTTCCTGATGCATCCGCGTGTCAAGAATGGCATGAAGCGCGAGCGCGTGCAGTTCTACAGCGGACAAGCTGCGAGCGCCGGTATGCCTATTCTGCCGATGAACTTGCTTATGACCGACAAGGTTCTGAGCGACCAACTCGGACAGAAAATCGCATGCACGACCCTCGTTCCTTTCAACGAAACGGTCGGGACATCCACGACATGCTCCAGCGTGACCTACGGAAACTGGGACCTGTTCTGGATGGGTATGTGGCGTGATCTTATCATCAAAGTTTCCGACGTTGCCAGCGATGGCTCGACCGGAAGCGCATTCCTGGATGATCAGATTTACATTGTCCTCTTCCAGGAATTTGACACGGCGCTCATGAGGGAAACAGCGATGACGCTGGCGACCGGTGCGGAAACGACAAAAGCGAACTGGTAAAGACCGGTTTGGTAAACTGAGGGCTATCAGTTTCAAAAGGAAAAAGTAATATGTCCAGAATACAGGAAGTTGTAGAAAGCGCTCTGGTCAAGGATATGCATCCGCCGGTAGTCCTTACCGGTGTGACGGCTACCTTCGGCCAGTCCATCGATACGCAGGGTTTTGACAGTGCGGTTGTCAAACTCAGCGTGAACACGTTTTCGGCTCCCGCGACGTTGAGCGCGATACTTTACGAGGACTCCACGGATCAGGGCGACCTGACGAAAGTTCCCGTGACGCTTGCGAACCTTGGCGTTATTACCGGTAGCGGTGCGAACCAGATCAAAATCGGCGGTATCGCAACCAAGAATTACAAGCGGTATCTGTCACTCCGGATTCAGGCGGGACAGTCAAATGGCGCAAATCCGACAATCGGTATTTCGGCAACGATGATCCTCGGTAAAGCCGATAAAGAGATCGTTTCGAATTCGCCGGTGTTCAAACTTATTGATGACGGTATCAATAAGGCATAGTTTTTCACATTAACAGGGGTGCGGGTGTAAAAGCCCGCATCTCTTTAAAAAAGGGAAATATGCTGCTATCAAGTTACAATCGGCTTCTCAGGTATTGCGGCGCGGATGACATCTTGGTTGACAATGCAAACAATCGCCGCCAGCTTATGACGTGGCTTCCAGCCGTGTCAAAAAACATTGAGAACTGGCTCAATCGCGGTATTCAATATCAGACTAACTTCACGGAGTATTTTGATGTTGGCTTCCACAAGAATGAATTTTACCCGAAATATATTCCCTTGATAAATATAACTGACGTGTATGTCGATTTCCTTGGTATGTGGGACGGCAGGGAATCGCAACTATCAAGTATAAGCTATCACCCTGGAATAAACGGAAATTCCCTTGTGCTAATTTTTGCGCGTCCATTTGAAACAAAAAAGGGATTACGCCTTAAATACGACGGCGGGCTTGCGCTTGATGCCGTGCAATCTGTTTATGTTGTGACGGAAACGGGCGGGCCTTTTACGCTGGGGAAATTTGTCCATGGCGAAACATCGGATGCGGTAGGGATAACTGTTGCGGATACCGGGACATCAATGACAATAGAAGTTCTATATGGCGCTTTTACGATAGGAGAAACCGTTACCGAATGGGATACCGAAACAGGACCGACAGGGACGCCGGCGACCGCCGTACTTTCGTCGGCAACCAGTCTTTCCCTTGCCGAATCATACCCGGAAATCGTGAATGCCGTTGAACTGCAAATCCGGTACATGAAAAAGAACAAAGACCGCTTCGAGCAACAGACAATCGGCAAGGACGGCACATCGAATCGGCGCGTAGGATACCGGGGCATGAACGACAACGAACTTCAGCCGGAAGTCAAAATGATGCTCGGATATTTGAGAAGGATTGCGATATGAAAATCACCTGGACCTTTTCAAACGTGCAAGATACCGTTGCAAAGATGGGGGTAAAACGGGACAAGATACTAAAGGCTTCACGCTCTGGACTGATAAAAGGCATGACGTACTTCATGTCTGATATTATCAAAAACCAAATGAGTGAACGCCGCAATGACTCGCTTGGCGTGCGAACGGGATACCTTCGGAGAAGTTGGAAAGTAAATGCATATGATACAAATTTCGGCGGTATAACAGTTGTCAAATTATCAACCGCTGCACCCTATGCCGCTGTCCATCAATTCGGTAGCAAGGATTGGGACGGGACTTTCGGGCCACATCCGCGAGTCAAGCGACAAGTAGGCGCTCCGAAGCGGCACAACATCCCGAAGCGCCTGCACATTTACGAGGACTTTCAATCCAGTGGCCCGGCGATGCTTGGCCG